ACGGTGATGGTACTGATGGCCAACAGGATGGCGAGGGTGAACCCGGCCAAGGTCAAGGCCAAGGTCAAGGCAACGGCGACCCGTTTGATGGGGCTGATTCTTTTGATTCACATGAAGAATTTGGTGAAGTAGATGGAACCACTCAAGAAATTGCTAAAGAGCGATTGAAAGAAGCTGTCAAGCAAGCCGCCGAAGAAGCCGAAAAGACGCGCAATTGGGGATCGGTGTCTCATAGTATGCGCTCCGACATCCTTGATCGTATCTCTACTAAGGTAGATTGGCGCAAGGTACTCCGATACTTCGTCAAGACCAGCCAGCGCGCCGATAAGACCTCGACGCCTCGCCGCCTTAACAAGCGTTTCCCTCGCATCCATGCAGGCAAGCGCGTACGCCGTCAAGCCAAGATCGCTATCAGCATCGACCAGTCTGGATCGGTGGATGATCAGATGCTCTCGGCCTTCTTTTCTGAGTTGAACAAACTGGCCGAAATCGCGGAGTTTACCGTGATCCCCTTTGATACGCGCGTAGCCGAGGATAAGGTATATACTTGGAAGAAAGGCCAAAACAAGAAAACCGAGCGCGTTCTGACTGGTGGTACATGCTTCGATGCTCCAACCAAGTACGTCAACGCACAAGGCTTTGACGGTCATATAGTCCTGACCGATCTTTGCGCGCCGAAGCCTATTGCCAGCAAGTGTCAAAGGATGTGGATGACAACCAAGGCATACGCCGCGCGCCCCTACTTCTCAACCAACGAGCGCATCATAGCTATCGACAGCTAAGGGTGCGTTAAACTTTTCTTTCGAGGGTTTGAACTCTTGACATTCACTTGACAACTTAGTTGTTGACTTTCCCCCATTTTTCGTGTATAATGATAGCATATCAAGTAAGGAGATATATCTATGTTCACAATCGCCGCTATTATCACCACTTCACTTTGGGTACTCGCGCTCGCGTGCCTTCCCGTCGCCGCTTTCTATGAGGGTCGATAAATATGAAGTATTACATAAGTCAAACTACTGTTGAATTGAGTGCCGCTGGGCGTATCACAGGCTACGAATCGGTACTCACTAAGCCTGACTCTCTTAAAGCGGCCCAGAACAGCCTCAGAAGGCTCTCAGCCCTTGGAATCGAGCATCTACACCTGTGTAAACACCCTGAGAATTCCCGACGATGGGGCAAACTCAATCGCGAAAGTAACAAGCGATTGAAGACCCGAAAAATGACCGTTGCTGACGTAGCTAATGACCTCGCGGAATTGGAAGCGGAGAGTAAAGCTAAAGATGAACAGTCTTGACAATCTCTTAACATAAACCAATTGATCTTTAATCGTCCTTATGGTATACTTACTAAGTAAGAACCAAGGAGTTTGCCCATGCCTCGCCGCACATATCGCCATCGTCTTCAAGACCTTATCGCCAGTCCTGCTATTAGCAGTCGCGATAAGGATTTTGCTAATTCCCTTCTTCGCTACTATGAGCGGAAGGGTTCTCTGACCTCTGGCCGAGTGTCATGGGTCAAGACCCTTGAGGAACGCTACAATCCCGATGCCCTTGCTGCCAATGCTATCAAGGGTCAGGAGACTCTTGAGCGCCTGAACCGCGTCTGTGAGCGTACTGGTGCGTCGTCGTGGGCGCGCGGGTTCATCAACAGCCTTCAAGGTCAGGTCATGGGTGGGCGTAAATTGTCTGAGAAGCAGATCGTAACACTCAAGAAGATCGAAGCTGAACACAGTGATGAAGCTATAGCCGATCTACATGCATGGCAGTCCGATTATCGCGAGGATAAAGATGATGCTCGATCCATTTTTGCCGTAGCAATCGACTACTACCGCGCCACATCCTACTTTGGATCAGTGGTCGCAAGTTTTGATGCATCTGCTGAATTTGTACCTGACTTGGCTACCTTTAACAAGATGACTAAGAACAAATTTGCTCTGAAGGCCATCACCGCTCACTTTGCCGCTCCTTTGTACGCTGTCGGCTCTCTGGTGAAGTTACGCACTGGCGCCCCTCGTAAGGGCTGGGGCGGTGCTGGCGCGCCACTGGCGGCCTTTAAGGTGCCGTGTGTGGTTATTGCCGTGGACGCTCAACCCGTCACTTCTGCGGCCAAAGGCGCAAAGGTATATAAACTGCTTCCGATGGGCATGCCCGAAACAATTTTCATGGAAGAACGCTATATTATGAAATCGAGAACCCCCAAGAGAAAAGGTACAAAATGATAAAGATAGGTGATCTGGTAAAGTACAGGCGCAATATGTTTAACCTTTCGGCTCTTGTCGGTATCGTTGTCAAGAACACTGGAATGGATAGTGTTCCTGTCGCTTGGTGGCTGGTTCAATGGTCCGATGGTAAATCCGAGATCATTAGTGATCGAAACTTAATGGTGATCAATGCAAGTAGGTGATCTGGTAAAGTGGACTAATGAATTTAATCCAGACTATTATGGAGGCAATGCAGATGGCATTATCACAAAAGTCACCAATTATGACGATGGCACTGTTGTGGTTGATGTCATGGTGAGAGGTGTTGTGCTTCGTTGGAACAGTAAAAGCTGCGAGGTAGTTAGTGAAAGTCGGTGATCTGGTGGTGTCTGCGCGCGGCCTTTGGCATATGCCGAGACTGGTAGTATCGACCCATGAAACGGCTAAGGCGCTAATTGGTGTACTCTGGCCTAACGGTCAGGTGAGATATGTACACTACAAACATTTAGAGGTAAAATCATGTCGAGAATCATAAAAAATATACTTATAGTTATTGGTATTATATGTATATGGGAAAATAGAGAAAGTATAGTACCAGTGTGTATCACTGTTAAAGACACTGTGTTAGGAGCATTTTAATGTTATGGGTGGTGGTAGTGCGCTAAACTTTGTTACGCATATTATTTTATGCATGTGTTAGTATATGTTTTGTTTCTGTCGTTCACATGCGGTGGGCCTTAGTATACACATGCAGAACGAATCGTCAACATATTTTTGATGTCAAGTCAATAATTGTCCGGCCTTGCGGCCGCATGCGCGCGCCGTCTGTCACATGTGATACATTTATTTGTGACACATGTATACAAGTGTATACAATATGTGACAGCATTGCGGGGGGGTGCGTTAAACTATTCGTAGCATAAAATACATTAATGATCGATAGCATGCGGCGCGACGTACGTTAAACATTCGTATATCTGTAACATTAATGTGTTACAAATGCGACAGGCGCAATTGTGTGTATACATTTGGATGTTACAGATGTTTCAGCGAGATACATAAAATAAAATACTTAATGATTACAGGCACTTAGTTAACGTTTGCCTTATAGGGAGAGGAATAATATGCGACAGTCACGGAGAAAATGGCCGAGAGTAAAGAAAATAATACATGAAACATATGATGTATCAGCAAACACCGCTTGCAACCTTGCTTATTGGGGGGTGTGTCTATCTATGTTATATATATGTATGTTACACTATACTGTTAGAGGATACCCCGATAGTGTTGACAAATAATTAACATTCACATGTGGTTTGTTGACATTCTTTTGACATTCACTGCGCTGTCACATTTAATACACAATATATGCGACACGAAAACCCAGTTTGAAAGCACCATACCCCCCCTCCCCCCTACCCGGAATATATGTCCTTGTAACCTGTGTTACCATGCGGTCGGGTATAGGTCGTTCTCTCGATCGCTGCTAAATTTCTGAGATTTTCGTTCCTAAAAATTATCCCTGAAATAAATGTGAGATTACCGCCGCACTATTTATTGTATGAGCGAGAGAATAGTAATACCACCAGTTGCCGTGTACTTGTGTCCGTTGTGTGGATCGAGGATCCGTTGGAGTTGCACGCAGGCGACCGGTATCGCTAGTTGCTCTAACGGACCTATGGTAACCAGAGTGTTCGAACCCGGAGACTCGCTAAACATTAAGATATGCATGTGGGAAGGCCGCGTTGAGCGAAGGCCCGACGGGAAAGTAGAAATATACTATTGGAAAGTAGAAATATACTATTGAGCAATTGTGGCATTGCTTCATATATATTGTATGGGCAGCAGTAAAACGCAAGACACGCGTGTTTTGGTACGTGCGTTTGAGGTAGGTGACTTAGTAACACTGTCACCAGACTTTAGGTATAGCCTAACAATGTCCACAGTCGACTTTGGCAAGTATATTGGCATAATCGTGGAGGCGTACGTTAACCGCGAATACATGGTAGTTTGGACGAATCACCCTTTAAGTGCATTTACCCGGGGCATGTTTAATGGGGACCACCTAATTAAAGTGGAGAACGTGGATGTTTCTCTAATGCGTGGATAAGGGGGCGTCGTATTATATGTCACATACTGTGTATGGTTTAATCCACTATGATGTGGGTGATCTGGTATATTATAGAACTGGCCATTTGGATTTGATCGTGACGAATCGGCGGATGGGTGTCATCAAGGAAGTTTTCACGGGGCAACACTTTCCCAGGTATGTAGTTTTTTGGTTTAACGATAATATTTTCTCAGAACACCTTGCAAATAATTTAGATTTGGTGTATAATAGAAAAGTCGACTAATTACATTATGCTTCTTAACAAAACCACAATTGCCGCCATACTTAATGAAACCCTGTCCTCTGAGGACAAGTCTGATATTAAGAAAATGATCGGCACCGAACTTGATAAAAGAATCAAGACTGACTTGCGCAAAATCTTAGAAGATGAGCTTGCAAAAGCGCTTAAGTCTAAGGACATTAAGGCTGATATCGGGGAAGTTGCTAAAAAGGTTATAAAGAAGTTATATAAAGATTTGTCATACCACCATCCGTATATTATCGATAGAATCAAGGTTTGATGTTTTTTAAAAAACCACCATTTACTGATGCCGTCATTGGCTCTTGGGTCAAAGACAGTTATCGCAAAGATCGTTCTTTGGGCTTTGTACTGACGATCGATGAGCAGACCAATATGATGTATGTTAAATATCCTAAAATCGGCAAAAACCACTGGGTTGTGTGGTCGAACGGTGGTCACTACAAAGTTGTAAATTCATAAAAGGCATTGGGTACAACATCAACTATTTATTGCTATTAAAACGAGGTTCTGTGATGATAAAGTATTATTTTGTGTTGGCGGTGATAGCCGGCAGCGCTGCTGTTTACGGTGTGGCCAATGATGTGGGGGCTAATGCGGCTGCCGCTGGTTCTCTAACTGTTGACAACACTGCGGTTGGTACCGACACTGACACGGAAAAATTTACCGAAGAAATTTCGCGCGAACAGGTATACCGGGCGCCATCCCAAACACACACACCACCTGATGCTGACCCGGCGGCCGCTGAGTCGACTGCCCGGGCGATTCCGACCATAATTCTTCCAAATAATGTATGCATAATAAACACTGATATTTCTCCCGATCGTACAATAGAAGAACATATTATTGCCTGTATCCGTGCACAAAGAATACGACAGTCACTGACTCAATAGCATGTGCCTATATAGTATGTGGACATTATACTTCAAGTGGGCGATATATTACTTGATCGAGTTACCGGCGAAATTGGGCTTTTAACTCGTAGATGGCTTATTTTACCTGAACAGAGTGAGCCTCTCCCTAACGAGTACGATTTGGTTAACTTGTGGGCATGGGACATATATTGGACCGGAGGAGGTGACAAAGACAATAAAAGGTGTATTCCTTATACTGAGGGTGGCCTTTATAATATGATCCGGGCTGGCACTTTTGAACTATTAAAAAGAGTTGATAAATGAGCCATGGAATACTTGCAAGAATTGATGGATCATGTTATAATAAAAGTAGGTGACTTGATAGTTGATGAAGAAACCGGTCTCGTTGGAGTGATGGTGCGTCGAGAACGTCGCATTGACATGTTTATGGATGATATATATTTTTGGCACGTCAAATGGATCAAAAACAAAAACAAAACCGGCCCAACACCGGATGACATAAATATGTTAAGTCACGTAGAAGAAGAGGGCCTTAAGCTTTCCATCGCAGTAGGAACCCTTACAATCTATTCACCAGAAGAGGATAAACATGAATTTTAATTGGAATGTATACAAAATTTTTAAAAACGGAAATCGAGCTAAGGCACCGATACAATCGTTTTATTTTGAAGGAGAAAAACATGATGCTATAGCACACTTTAAATCTATTAACGAAACAAAGTCGGATTATCTTGTGCTCAATGCTGACGAAAGCCAAACACGCGTTAAAGAAGATACAGTTGAGAAAAAATTTACAACGGAAAAAAATCGAGTTTTGGCAAAGTTTTTACGAAGAAAGAAAATCGGTATTGAGGGTAGAAGGTGTGTTGGAGGCCTCATATATTGTAAACAATCTGGCTGGAAGTGGCAATGGGCGGCACTTGAGGCCGCCACAAGCAACTATGTTGCAGGCTTATCTGATCCTTTTGACAGCTATGAGGCGGCCCAAGCTTGGATGAAAGAACAAATTAATGTCAGTACATGAGATTCACTGGACTATAAAGAGAGGGGATCTCGTCAAAATAAAATATCATCGTTTTTGGGATGGGGGTACAGCAGAGGAAATACTGTATGGTGTTGTCGTGGGACACCCTACTGATAACCAGATCTTGATGTTTCCAGAAGTCGACGTTTATGTATTTAAAACAAAGAAAATAGAATCCTTTGGGGCTGGCTCAATAGAAATTGTATCAAATAGCTAATATCAGCCCTATATAATTTGAGGGATTATTTTGAATGATGTTATAACCAACATATGTAAAATAGCAATATTTTTAAATGTCATTCTTTTTGGTATAGGCGTCGGCTACAGAGATACATACCTGTCGTCGTTGTCAATCATAAATATTACCTTGTTAAGTACAAGATTTTTATTTATTAAAGGAGAACAGGAATGAAAAAGATACTATTATGTGCTCTTGCACTATTATTTGCTGGTCCGGCAGGAGCGATCGAGCCGGATACGATTACTGCCACTGAGACTGAGACAGCCGGTGTCAACGCCACTACACAAATCAGTAATTCACTTAGTTCAAATGAGAGAAGAGTCCGAAATGCCTCTGTTAGAGTTGTAACGCACCAAGGTCATGGAACGGGAAGCTTAATTAAATATCGAGGACTACATCTTGTATTAACAGCACACCATGTTGCGGATGGAGCAATTGGCCAAGCTTATTTATTATCTACAGAGACCGAACAGGAATGGGGAGTATTAGTTTACAAGGACCCCTTAAACGACATGTCGTTGTTATATGTTCCAACTCATTTCAAATATGCCGAACCTATGAGGTGGAGACCGAGACCGGCGTTGGTCGATGTTGGCCAAAGTATAACATATTCTGGATATCCATCATGGCACAGTCTTATGAGTTTTAGAGGACATGTCGCAGGGTTTGAAACTCATCCCGAGGCCGGCCGGCAAATAATTTTGCACACATATGGGTGGTTTGGTTGTAGTGGTTCAGTGATATATGATCCTGATGGGAGGATTATTGGGGTTTTATGGGCTGTGGATGTAGAAGGCCGGCCGACTTTACAAGTGCAAGAAAACATTATATGGGTTTCTCCGATTCAAAATCTAAATATAGACCTAGCTTTAGCTGCTCTATGTAACAGTTTGCCGGATAACCCAAGAGCATGTAGATGAATCGTAAGTGGATCACTTTTCTTGATGAATCGGAACTGAAAACAGTTGGAGTCGTTGTTTGTTTAGATGATAAACAACGATTTTTGATCATTCGGAGATCTGATATTGATAAACGTGCCGGTCAGTGGACAATGCCAGGGGGTCATATTGATACTAAGGATGGCTCGATCGAGGCTGGTGCAGTTCGCGAACTCAAAGAAGAAGCCAATTTAACTTGCGATATCGCTGATTTAGTTTTTTTAGGTAAACCAAAGCCCAAGAAATACTATTTTTTAACCACCCAGTGGTCCGGAGAAGTCGACGTCGACAATGAAAACCCAGAAACCGGCGAGATTGAGCATGATGACTGGCGATGGGCCAGTATTGATGAGATAAAAGACATTACCAATAGTGAAATTCCGATCTATTTATTAGAGAAAGCTATAGAGATGTCAAAAAATGCTAAATGATGAACAAATTCTGCTAAAAGCAGTCAAATTACTAGAAAATATCGATATTTCGGATCCGAAAGTAGTAGATTTATATGAATTTAATGAAAAAGTGCTCCGAGAAATCACCGATAATGAAATGTTGGTGATTGAGGACGTATTAGATGACCTTGATCCAGCAGAACTGCCTCTAAATGACCTTTTTGGTGGTAAGATGCGTGCAATCATTCCTTTTCCAACCATTGATCCGGGTACAGAACTTGGAAAGTTTGCAAAATTCTTCAAATCTCAAGAGTATGATGTAGATTGGGATAAAGGCATGGTCTTTGCTGAGCGAAACACCGCCACAGCCGATGATTTGATGAATACTTTGATCGGTATGACCCAAGGACAACCCGAAAAGAAGAAAACTAAGAAGATTCAGATGAAAATTGGCAAATTATTCAAAAAAATAGCCGATTTAAGCAGAAAAAAGGACGAATTATACCAAAAAGTCTATGATCACTTGGCTGGTATCGGCGATTCAGGGTATAAACTCCCAACTGGTAAGCCAGTTACTCAACCACACCAAGTTACAGTAAAAATGCGTAACGCTGCGCTTGATGAGAAGGAAGCAGAGAATTTAGACAGAATTCTCGCTCAGATATATTTATACATCGTAAATCCGGGTGTTGTAGGACCTGCTGGCTATAATTTAACCGAATTAGCCACAAAATACTTCCAATATTGGAAAGATAACGCCGGATTCATCAAAAAAGAGATAAATAACCTCGATAATGACAAATTTTCCATTATTATCACTCGACATCCGATAGATGTGCTCAGAATGAGCGATTTTGACGAGATTACCTCTTGTCATTCTCCAGCTAGTCGTGCAAGTGCCTATCAATCGTACTATAAGTGCGCTGTAGCCGAGGCTCAAGGGCATGGGGCGGTTGCTTATGTGGTAATGACGGAAGACCTGCTCTCAGCCACTAATACGAGCAATATAGACAGTGCAGAGCAAGAAATCCAAGAGGGTGAGATATTTGCCGACGATAAACGCTCATTTAGCGGCG